CAACTTCCCGAAAAAGGCTGATCATCCAGTGTGTCAGGAAGTCTGCTGGCGAAAAGATCATTTGGCCGGAACCCACGCACAGCAGAACGCCTGACCTGTTCGGATGCTTGCCGTGGAGAAGTGCCGCAGAGATTATCGACTGGTCGATTCATGGCGAATCAATCTTTGGGAGAAAGAAACCTCTCTGCAAAAACACAATGCGCCGCATCGAGGCGGGAATCAGAAAGTATTGGGGCGCGTGGGCCGAGCCTTTCCTTGTTGTCCTGCGCGGCACGGAAGACAGACAACTTGCCTCATCCGCAATCCCGCTTTCTTCTCCCCTCCCGACAATCACAGCAGGCGGCGAGCATATCGCGCTCATCACCCCCCTGTTTGTTGATCAGTCACATCCGGGAGACGAGAACGACGCCGCAAGATGCAAGGCGGGACCGCTCGGAACAATCACGACACGCAATAACTGGTCTATAGTTGCTCCTTTCTTGGCCCGGTACAATGGTGGAGACAACCGAAACCACGACCTTTCCGATCCCGTTCCGAATATCGACACCAGCAACAGGTACGGATTGGTCGAACCTCTGTTTATTCCGCAACATGGTGGGGGGAGCGTGAAACCGACATCGAACCCGCTTTCCACCATCGCAACGACTGGCTCAATCGGTGCGGTGTTTCCGTTCCTTATTGACTATCGTGGGAAAGGAGAAACGCAGATTGTAGAGAATCCGCTTAACACAATCATGCCGCATGACAGATTCGGGCTGATCGAGGGGCAAATCTTGAAAATGCCTGATGGCCGGCAGTACAAACTGGACATCACCCATCGAATGCTGACTGCCAAGGAACTGGCCGCCGCTACTGGATTCCCCCAGGGATACCGCTTTGCAGGCGGCGATACGGCGGCAAAGAAACAAATCGGTAATGCCGTGTGCCCGGCGCTTACATCGGCGCTGTATCGGGCTTTCCTCGCGGCGTAAACAGATCTTAACATTTTTATCCCTTACCCCCATAATTAACACTATCACCAAGGAGAACCCCATGACCGACACCCTCATCACCACCGCTTTCCGAATCTTTTTCGGCTTCGGCTCCGCCTGCACCCTTGTATTCCTCGCCATGATGTGCGCGGATGAATTCAGGAAGGGGAGACACGAGTAATGATTACAGAAGACACCATTATAATATGCCGCAAATCATCAAGAGTGATTGACATCACGAATACGGCACAGGAAATCTTTTGGATCACGGATGGACAATACTTTCAAGAAGACTTGAAAGCTCGTCTCCATGCCGTCGTACGGAAGGCAAATAAACTCATCAAAGACGCAAATGAACTGATCGCGATCATCAATGGAGAGGAAGACCGCGCAGCAGAAGCGGAAGTAAGCAATCCAAAGCCCGCATCCGAACCGACAAAAGCACCGGACAAATGCACATGCGGAGATTGCCACTATTTCCACGGTCCAACTGGATTCAACCGATATGGCAAAGAAATCGGTGAATGCTATGCGCAGAAGGACGCACCGACCGTCGAGAAGAACGAAGAGTCATGCGCTGATTTTGACTGGAAGGGAGACATGGCATGACCCCCCAAACCGCCGCAATACTCAACCTCGCCGACCAGCTATTGAAAGGCGGGCGGCAGGCATTGATCGCCGATCTTCTCGACGAACTCGCCCCGCGGAAATTCTACGCGACAAAAGACCTCGCAGAACGCTATTCCGTCTCCGTCGATTGCATCAAGAAATGGCGCGAGAACGGTACGCTCACACCGAGCTTGCGAATCGAAAACGGCACTGTACGCTACAGCCTCGCCGATCTACAGAAATTTGAGGAGAAATACGGGAAGGAGGCAAAGAAAAAGTAATTCTCCCCGCCGATCACAACAAACAACACAACAACCTCAACCAAGCAAAGGATTTGCTATGGAAGAAAGAACACAACGAATCACCACAAGCCAAGTCAAGTGTTTCCGCACATGCCGCAAACGGTATGAGCTGGAATACGTCGAATGTTGGAAGCCCGTCGAGACGCCGAAGGCGCTCGAAGTCGGCACCCTTTACCACCTCGGACTCGAAATCCTGCTGAAAACCGGATCCGTAGATCGCGCAATCGCCGAGATGCGCGCGAAGATTCGGTATGACGTCGACCCCGTCGCAGATGAATTTACCTATGTGACCGTCAAGCAAATGATCCTCGCGTTCGAGCGCGTCTCCGGATGGCACGAATGGGAGATTATTTCCATTGAACGCCCGTTCGAGGTCTCGACCGGATACGCAAAACGTCTCCTCGGAAAGATCGACGGCATTGTCCGAATCAACGGAGATAATTTCCTGCTCGAACACAAGACAACATCCCAATGGGGAACGGACGGTTCGACCTATCTCCACAATCTTCTGTGGGACGAGCAGGCAACGAACTATCTGTACGCCCACAACAGGATGCTCGAAGATGGCAGTATCATCGGAGAAGAGGTAAAAGGCGTTTTCTACTGTATCGTGGAGAAACCGACCATTCGCCCGTATAAGGCCACCCCGTTTGAACAGCGCAAATATACGAAAGACGGGAGATTGTACGCGAACCAGCACGAATCCGACGAGACGCCAGCCGACTTTGAATGTCGCCTTGCTGAATGGTACATGGCAGAACTCCGCGTACATACGCACCTTGTCTACAGGACACCCGCCGAGATCGCGGAACGCATCAACGATTTCAATTTGACCTTGCGCGATATCGCCGCATGCGAACGCGACGGGACGTATTACAGAAACCCCGAAGCCTGCAAGATTTTACCCTGCCCGTATCGCCCGAAATGCCTTGAGAACTCTCCCGACAGCGATTGTCTGTTTGTTCGCAAGGCGGCGAGGAACGAGGAGCTTGTGCAATGAAATATGAATGCCACGCCTGCGGACGTAGACTTTGCGAAATCCAAGTCTCCTCAGATGAATTTTCACCTGATTTTGTCAAGCAACATGCTCGTTGTCCCTTTCCATTCAACGAACGAGGCGAATATAGGGAAGAGATAATAAACGATATCAAACATTTTACGGAGGAATCCAATAATGAAACTCTCTGACGCACTCAAATCCACCGGCGTTTCCGCCATCATCTACGGGGAAAGCGGTATTGGCAAAACCCACTTTGCCGGAACTCTTCCCGGACGCACACTCGTGATCGCCGCCGAAGCGAACGGGATCAAAACCCTCGAGAGAAGCGCGAACATCGACAAGATCGAAGTTCTCTATCTGCCCATGCCGGGCAAGAACGAGGATGAAACCGCCGCCAAGTACAACGCTTTCTTCAACAATCTCATGACCGGGGAAGAAGTCGGCAAAGTCGATAATGTAGTTCTCGACAGCGCGACCGAGCTGGCGAACAATCTGCTGTTGCTGAAAGCGGACCCCGGAAAAAATGGCGGGACCCCGACGATGAAAAACTACTCGGACGTTCAGTTCAGTATGCGCCGCTATCTGCGCACCTTGCGCGACCTTGCGGAAATGCGAGGGAAGAACGTGATCGTGATCGCCCTCGAAGCAGAGCTTGTCTTGTCGCAGAACGCAGACGCCGCAAACACAAAGACGCATCCTGCTCTGAGCGGAAAGAAGCTCAGCCCCGAAGCCGAAGGGCTGTATGATATCGTCGGACATCTCGAAAAGAAGTCCGACGGAACCCGCGTGATCCGGCTGGAAGGAAACGATTCGTTCGTGGCGAAGGACAGATTCGGACGCAAAGGCTGTATCGCAGACGGCGCCGAGCTTTTGCACCCGTCAACGAAGCCCGAACAGAACACCACCACCACCGAAAAGAAAGGATAATTCCCCATGTTCAACCATCAATACAATATGCACTCCGTTGATACCTCGTCCGCTGAAGCTCCGGCGGCGGGGAAATACACCGTCGTCGTTGACGTCGTGACCGACAAGATTTCCCGCACCTCCGGAAAGGATATGCTCGAACTCAAGCTCAAGATCGTGGACGCCGAGGACGAGGCCAACAAGAAGTTCCGCGGGCGTTCGCTGTACTACTACATCGTGGACGACCAGTACGCCGACCAAAAGATTTACGACGTGTTCTCCGCCTGCGGAAAGCCCATCCCGAATCAGATCACCGGCAATCTGTTCACGAACCTCACCGGCAAAGTCATGGTGAAGCAGGAATCGTACAACGGCGAGAAGCGCGCGACCGTGAACTACTGGATTCGACTTGCGCCGGGTGAGGCCGCGCCAGCTCCTGCCGAAACGAAGAACCCCGCCGACGATTTGGCGTTCTAAGGAGACACCCATGATCCAACTTCGCGACTACCAACAGGAGTGTTTGGATAGTATCGAGAAAGCCGGTAACGGGCGATGGCTTTGCCAGCTCGCTACCGGCATGGGCAAAACCGTGATATTTTCCCGCATCCCTTTACGGGGCCGGGAGCTTATCCTTTCCCATAGACAAGAACTCGTACATCAACCGCTCAAATACTTTGACAAGCACATGACCGCCGTCGAAATGGCATCCGAACGTGCCGCAGATTCCCTTGCGCCCGTCGTCTCCGCATCCGTGCAGACAATGGGACGCAGAATGACGCAATACGCGCCGGATGCTTTTGATACGGTAATCGTGGATGAAGCGCACCACGCCGCCGCGGATAGCTATCGGAAGATTCTCGACTACTTCCAGCCGCGGCGAATCCTCGGATTTACCGCGACCCCGAACCGAGCCGACGGCGTCGGGCTTGAATGCTCGTTTGACGAGATCATTTATCAGAAGGATCTCCGCTGGGGCATCGAACACGGCTATTTATCCCCGATCACATGCAAACAGCTGAACATAGGCTATGACCTCGCGTCCGTCGCAACTCGCATGGGCGACTATGCGGCGTCCGACCTCGAACGCGTCCTGAACGTGGACAAATGCAACGACGCGATTGCGGAAGCCGTCTCAAATATCGCAGAGCCTCCAGTTTTGATCTTCGCGGTCGACGTCAAACATGCCTGCTCCATTGCCGAGACGATCAACAAAAAGCTATGGAATCCCAAATATCCGAAAGGATACGCCCGCGCCGTCTCCGCAAACAGTAAGGATCGCGCCGAGGTGATCGCGGACTACATGCGCGGGGAACTCCCCGTCCTCGTGAACTGCATGTTATTCACGGAAGGAACGGACTTGCCGAACACGCGCACCGTCATGATCGCCCGCCCGACAAAAAGCCTTACCATGTATACGCAAATGGTGGGACGCGGAACGCGGCTTGCGCCGGGAAAGGAACGCTGTTTGTTGATCGACTGCGTAGGCGTCTCAGACAAACCGCTCTGCACGGCGCCGTCTCTTCTTGGCCTCGATCCGCAAGATATCCCGAAACGGTATCGTCGTGAGATCGAAGGCGACCTTCTCGACGACATCCCGCAGATCATAGCGGCGAAAGCCGATACCCCGGAATCGTGGATCGCGAACGTCAAGACCGTTGACTTGTGGGCAAAGGCGAACTCGTATCAGCTTCACGATGTGAACTGGCAGAAGCGCCCGGACGGATCGCTGTTCCTGTCTCTGCCGGACGCATCCCGCGAACACGGCATTTTGTGGTTCACTTGCACCGCTCCGAACGCTCTCGGCGTCGTCACGTTTTTAGCTCCTCGCTACAACTGCACCGGACCGGCGCAGAAGGTATATGACGTCGCGTTCGACATCCTGCGGACGCAGTACGGAGACGCCGGCACGATATGGCGCTTATCCTCGGCGCAACGCTGGGGAGCCGCACCCGCAACCGAGAAACAAATCGACTACCTTCAGACAATGGCGAAGCGCCGGAAGGTCGATATCTCCGGCATGATCGAACGCCAGCTCACCAAGATGCAAGCGGGCTGTCTTATCAGTCATCTCAAAGACTACAAAACAAAACAATATCAGGAGGCGATAGCATGAGCGACCATCTTGAAGAATTCAAAGACGTCATGGATGAAGCGCACGTTGACGTGGAGGCCCCCAAAATGACCGAACCAAAATTCACGCCGGGACCGTGGAACGTCAAATTTCACATAGTGGATGATATGACGTTTTGCGTTGTCGAAGACGAATCCCGCAAGGCAATTTGCGAGGTTTTTTCGCATGAGCCAAATTGGGAAGATGAGCAAGAAGCCAACGCGCGATTGCTCGCCGCCGCGCCGGAGATGTACGAAATGCTTGCGTCTATCAGAAGAACGCTTAAATACATGGGTTATCTGCCCTATCTCGTCAAGGATATTGACTTAATTCTCCGCAAAGCGCGTGGAGAAAGAGAGGTGGAGAAATGAGATGCCCGACATGTGATCAAAGCGACGAGGTCATTCTCGAAACATCATTCGGTTACACCGACTACGGAGACGGTATATACTACTGCGAACGGTGCAAGCTCAGATTTCAAGTCGAAATCTTCGACCTTGAAAGCGAGGTGTCCGAATGACCACCTTCGCCAACCGCGGAAAAGGCCTCGAACACGCCGTCCGCGAACTCTTCAAACAGTACGAGAAGCTCGGAATCCACTGCCAGCAGAACCATCCGGAAATCCTGCCGGACGGCACATACGCACGGGGGCACGGCTTCGACTTTCAAATGTTGTATCGCGGCACGTTCTACGCGTTCGACTGCAAGGAATGCAACTTAAAGGCGTGGCCACTCGACAAAGCCAAGATGCACCAACTGAAAGCCCTGCTCGACGTGCAGAATAACGGCGGGCAAGGTTTCTTCCTCGTCTATTTCAAGCAGTCCGGTCAGCTCGTCAAGTTCCATGCGGGCTTGATCCAGCACGTCCTTTCCATGAACAACAAATCCGTCTCGCCCGAATTGGGCGAGGCGACAACAATTAATTTGCTAGGGATTCGGGAATGAAAGTCTCCCTCGTAGATGTTGACGGGACAGGGTTCCCGAATCTTGCGCTCATGAAGATCTCGGCGTACTACAAGAAACACGGTGCAACCGTGGACTGGTACAGCCCGATGTTTTCGCATCCCGACCGCATCTACGCTTCAAAGATTTTCACGTTCACCCCGGACTACATAGATTACTATGTCGGCGACCCTGAACCGATCAAAGGCGGGACTGGCTATGATATCTACAGCAAGCTCCCGCCCGAGATTGAACGGACCCTTCCCGACTACAGCATCTATCCGAACGTGGATTATGCCGTGGGATTTTTGTCTCGCGGATGTATCCGAAACTGCCCGTGGTGTGTCGTGCCGAGAAAAGAAGGTTCAATGCACATCGAAAATACCATTGAATATGTCTGTTTGGATTACCAAATACAGGCAAGGAAGAACGTGGTATTGATGGACAACAATTTCCTCGCGAACGATCTTTGGTTCATTGAAAGGGAACTGGAACGATCACACGTCATGAATATCCGTCTTGACTTCAATCAAGGTCTTGACGCGCGACTTGTGACGGACTACATAGCCCGTCTGCTCTGCCGGGTTCACTGGATGCGCTACATCCGCTTTTCATGCGATACACAAGGCATGATTCCTTCCGTCAAAATGGCAATGCGTCTTTTGCGGGAGGCCGGATACAAACGGGAGTTCTTTATCTACTTCCTTGCCGAAGATGCGGCAGAAACGCATGATCGCATTCTCCAAGTGTTGGATGCCGACAAAAAGGTTACTCCGTTTGTTATGCCGTACCGGAATCTTGACGGCGACGGGGAAATCGTCTCGGGAGAAACGAAGCATCTTGCAAGATGGGCGAACAAAGTTTGGATTCGGAAATCCTGTACGTTTGAACAATACAACACAAAACACAAAAAGGAAACAGCATGAAAACCTGCAAAACCTGTATCTTTTACGACGAGATCGACGACTTCTCGTTTTACTGCGACCATTACGGCGTATGCCATGCGGACGACCTTACGCCGTGCCGTCTCTACGTTCCAACCGACAACG